TCTTATTTTACTATAATATGTAGAAATTATTTATTTGGGGTATCTAAACGAAATAAAATTGCAAGGGATCGGAAGGTAGGAACTGAATATATTGATTATGAAAGAGATATCGATACCGAGGTTCAATATAAGATGTATCAAGAAAATTTAAAAGAATTTTTATCATTATGGTGTGATTGGTATTTAGAAAATTATTGTGAACTACATACAAATCAGAACGATCAGAAAATAGCGGAATCGGTAATAGATTTGATTAGATCACACAATGAATTGGATATTTACAATAAGAAATTATTATATGTATTGATTAGGGAACGTACTGGTTTAAGTACTCAATTAATTACAAGAGTAGTGAAGATGATGAGAGATACCTTTTATGATTTGTTTGACGATTTCAATACAACTGGTAAGTTCTTAGGTGAAGAATATCTATTGGAAAATGGATATACAAATAAATTCTTCTAATACTTGCTACTTATTGGTAGGAGGAAATAAATATGGACAGTATTAAATTTTCAGATGTAGAAGTATATGATGATTTATCATTTGCAGATTTATTAAAGGAAATACACAAAAATACCAATAAAAAAAGTAAGGTATTAGATAAATTAATATCTGATATTAGTGGTATGATAGATAATCCAAATTCAGCAGTACTTTTAGTTCCGTTATTGGCGCAGTATCTCAATGTAAGTGTTGCCAATGACGATCAATTAATAAAAATGGCAAATGTAATTCAGAGATATAATAAAGGTGTATCGATTTCAAGTTCAGATAGTGGTGGATTGACAGATGAGGAAAAGGCAGAACTATTGAAAAATGCCAGAGAGGTTGCAGAAACAGGTAAATTAGTTAAGGTGAACTAAAATGTTAGAAGTAGGTGAAGTTGTTGAAACTAAAAATGCATATAAAACCGACCAAGAAGACGAATATGGTAATTCAATTCATGATGGGAGTATCAGAGTTAGGTTGGGCGGTCATGATAGTTTAGCTGGTAATTTAGTAACAGTTAATGCACAGCCCCTATCGTTCAATAAAAAAATGCCATTGGTCGGTGAGCATGTTTTAATATACAAAACGTTGAGTAATGAAACTCTTGATTCTGCTCAGAAGTTTTACCGATATTATTATTTGGATGTAGTAAATGTCAATAATAATAAAACAATACACCAACTTCCCGGTATTTTTCGTAGAGATAAAAATAAAAACAAGGTTACGAGAACAATATCCAATAACTTATCTGATAAAGATGAGGTAGGTTATACTATAAAAAAGAAAACTAAACAATACACTAAATTACAGCCATTTGAAGGTGATGACATATGGGAAGGTAGATTTGGTCAATCAGTGCGATTTAGTAGACATTGTGAACGGGTAAATGAAAATGGGTTAGGTATATATGAACAGAATCCATCATCTTTTTGGAAGGGTAAATCGGCTGATGATCCTCTGCTTATTATAAATTTATCTACTGATCAATCGGGCGGTTATAAACTCGAAGATTTATCGTCGGATGAGGCGAGTATATATTTGACAACATCCCATAAATTGCTTAAATTTAAACCGGGATTTAGTAAAAACACCGATGTCAAACAAATATCAAATTGGGATAAAGGTTCTGGACTACTATTAAATGCCGATAGAATCGTGTTAAATGCCAAAAGCGATATGGCGTTTTTAATTTCAAGTAAAGAGACAATAGTAACAGCACCGCAAGTATTATTTCAGTCGAATAAATATAAAGTTTATTTAGATGATTTAATGGATTGGTTAGAAGAAGCATATGGTGAGTTGTGGAAATTGGCAACAGCCCAAGCGCAATTTATGACGGCAATGGGGCCGACTGCTGCTGCTACTAATGCCGCACAAATTACCAAATTACATAAAGCAGAATGGGTAACTAAATTTAAAACCCCGTGATGAATACTATTTATTATTAAATTAACGAATTAATTAATGAATTATGGACAATCAAAAACTATTATTGAAGGTATTGGCATCGACGTTACAAGTCAATAAGAAACTATATACTGAACTTAAAACACTGAACAGTAATGTATCGATATTGAGTGAAGCGTTATCACAAGGTCGAACTGCACCTAAATTAAATGAGCAGAAAAATACAAATCCCAACCCAGTTAGAGGTCAGGAAGAGGTTCAAGAAAAGTTAGGTCAACTTAGAAATTTACTTGAACAAGAATTTGAAAATCCCACCGATTTTAGTCAGGAAGGCGGTAATATTCATGAAGAATATAATAGTGATACCAAGTCAATTTTAGATTATAATATCAGTGATCCAAATGATCCAACTGCAAAGATACTCGATAAAATAAAAAATACAGATTATAGAAAAGCTATGGATTCGCTCGAACGTGCATCTGGTAGACGAGGATAATAGATAATGGCATATCAACGTATTGTTGTTAGTAACAAACGCACCGACAATTTCAATGAAAACGATTATACATTGGGAATCAAACTTCCTATGAATTCTGTTTCGGGCGAACAAGGCGCATTTAATCAATCGAAAACAACTGAAGAACAATCTGTTAGCAACCTCATTAGTTTATTATTGACTCGGCCGGGAGAACGATTCATGCAGCCTAATTTTGGTGTTGGGTTGGATTTATATATATTTGAACAAAATACAAATTCAAATAATAATTCACTTGAAACTGCTATACGAAAGCAAATAAATCATTGGTTGCCATATATAAGAGTGAATCGAATTACGGTAATACCAAATGAAGCATATAAAAATATAATAATTGATTTTTCACCGAGGGAATATTCTGCAAATATGACAATATCTACGTTTGTAGATGGTGAAGGTAGTTTTAATGTGGAGGTCGCCTAATGAATTTTACTTTACCCGAAAAGATTAAAAGGGAAGTTAAATATACAAATAAGGATTTTGGTGAATTACGTCAAACTTTGATTAATTATGCCAAGAATTATTTTCCTCAGACCTATTCAGATTTTAATGAATCATCACCGGGAATGATGTTCATAGAAATGGCTGCATATGTAGGTGATGTACTTAATTTATATGCAGATACCCAATTACAAGAGTCGTTTTTATATACAGTTAGAGAGCGGAAGAATTTATACAACCTTTCTCAGGGGTTGGGATATAAGATAACTAACAAAGTACCTGCCCAAGTTAAATTAGATATATTTCAAGTTATACCATCTATTGGGTCAGGTGATAATGTAAAACCAGATTTTAATTTTGCACTCATCGTTGATGCAGGTATGGTTGTTACTAATGAAAATGGTATCAATTTTAGAACAACTGATATTGTTGATTTTGCATATAGTAGTAGTTTAGATTCGACTGATATTTCGATAAATAGTATTGATGGTAATGGTGAAATAGAATCATACTTGTTAAAAAAACAAGTACACGCTGTTCAAGGTACAGTAGTTAGTGATACCTTTGAATTTCAGAATCCTAAAATATATGATAAAATTGTAATTAGAAATTCAGTAGCAGATTCAATAGTATCGATACGAGATTCAAATGATGATGAATGGCATGAAGTGAAATATTTAAGTCAAGATTTAGTACCATTATCTATTAAAAACACGGAATTTAACGATAAGGTATTATCAGCATATCAATCATCAGTTCCATATTTATTGTGTTTTAAGCAAACTGAAAAACGATTTGTAACTCGACGTAGAAGCGATGACTTTATTGAAATTCAATTTGGTGCAGGATTAAGTACATCAGCCGATGAAGAAATAATACCAAATCCATTAAATGTTGGTATTGGTATAACTCACATGGAACGCTTCAATGAATTAGATGTTGATCCTTACAATTTCTTATTAAATAAAACATATGGGCTTGCACCGTCTGATACGACGTTAACTGTTACATATTCAATTAGTGATGGTATCGATGGGAATGTGAAGGCAAATACTATTACTGATATTACATCGGTTAATATTGTAAATGTAGATGGTGGATTTGATTTAAGTGAACAAATAGATTCATTGACTGTAAATAATCCATATCCAGCCTACGGGGGAATAAATGAGAAGCCATTGG